AAAACGCTCGGTATCTTTTGTTGATGGGAATGGTGATAATACATTTTCGCTCATGCGATACTACGAGCGAATTGAAGATGTTATTGGCGACCTAGTACCAGGGCGAAATATTCATTTTGCCTGTATGGTGGAGTGGAGCATGCACGAGCTGCTTGATTATATACTTCAAAGAACCGGACCTGCTCAGGTTTACATAGCCACTTGGAGCATAAGCGAAGAAGGTGCTAGGTATTTGACAGATTTAGTCCAAAAAGGGTTGATAACCGAGCTGCAGGGGCTTTTTGACTTTAGAAGCACCAACCGACATCCTGAAGCTTTTCATTTGGCAAAGCAAAGTGTAAGCAAATTGCGCCTATATCCTTGCCATGCGAAGGTTACGCTTATCATTAATCATGATTGGCAAATAGCTGTGAATGGGAGTGCGAATTATACCAATAAAAAACGGATTGAATCGGGAGTGATATCTATAAACAACGGTGTGGCTGAATTGCATCGTGATACATGGCTTACCGCAATGATTGAGAAAGGAGAATTATTTGAATGAAACTAACTGACGAACAAAAAACGGAGCTGATGGAGCTTGCTAAATTGCCTGGTCAGAGCATAAAGGATATTGCTACCATTATGCAGATTGATTATACAATGTTTAGACAAAACCTGATGGAAAAAGAGAGCGATATACATATTGCGTTTTATACGGGTAGGGGTGAGATGAATATTGAATTTGATAAAAAGGTAATGCAGTTGAGCAAGCAAGGTAGTGGCCCTGCTCAGACTTTGGCTTATCGCATGATGCGCAGAACCAAAGTAAACGATTTATTAGAGTTTTATGGCTGATTATACACTGTTTGACAAACTCCTTAAATGGGTTAGCACTCCGGAGAAACGGAGAGGCGAATTGGACCTTTCACCAACGGATCAGGAATTATTGACTCGTTATAAGTTTATTGATGATCAATTTCGTAGGCACAGGCCTGCATTAAGCAAAAGGCAAATCATTAGTATATACTGCGACAGGTTTCATGTAAGTGAACGACAGGCTTACTATGACATCAAAGAGACTCAAAAGCTTTATGGTACCATGTTTAAGGACGACAAAGATTATATTAAAACTGTGCAAGTGGAATGGTACAAGCAATTACGTTCAATAGCTGAACAGGATGGTGATTATATGTCGGCTGTAGCGGCTAGCAAGCAAATAGATTTGTTGTTAGGCTTATTAAAAGATGACGAAACGGATAAAGTGATATTGCCTTCTACTATTCAGATTGTGATTAAAGGGGCTGATAAAACACAAACATTGAATATGGATGCGTTGCAAAAATTACCTGATACGGAATTTGAACATATATTGGAAGTAAATAACAGCTCGCTTCCTGATGCTGGTAGAATTAAGGATGAATTGGACAAGCTCGATGTGACACAAGATGATGAATGAGCATGATATTGATATAGCTGAAATTAGCTACAACAAGCCTCAGCAAAACTTTATGCTTCACTTGTGGCGTGGTGCCATAAAAAAAGCAAATAATATATGGGGGAGAGCTACGGGTAAGAGTACGGTTATCGCTGTACTAATTGATATGATTGTTCGAACCATGCCAAGAGCTACATGGAGTATTCAAGGAGCAACCTTTCAACAGCTTTTAACCCTTACCCTCCCCGGTACATTTGAGGGGCTTGAAAAGTTAGGCTATAGAAAGGATGTAAACTATTTCATCCGCAAACGGCCAGATGGTGTTAATATGCCATATTGGACTCCTTTCAAGTTTGATAACTTCATCACATTTGTGCGTCCTGATAGGAATGCTGTCGGCTTTGCGTTGCTTAGTCAGGATAGAGAAGGTTCTGCCAGAGGTCCATCATTTGATGGTAACATAACAGATGAAAGCCTTACTATTAATTATGAACGCTACACGCGCGAAACAAAGGCTACCAATCGAGGGCATGAAGAATATTTCAAGAAGCATCCGCTCCATCACGCTGAGTTTCATTTTTCATCCATGCCATTTGGAGCTGATGGGCAATGGCTATTAAAACCATCGCATTACTACGAAGATGAGGGTTATGATTTTAGGGCATTGCGTAACCGCATGATTGATCTGCAGCTTCAGTTTATAAAAGAACGGGATAAAAAAACGAAGCTCGAAATATATGGGCTGATACTTCAGCTGGATAAAAAACTAAGAAGCTTTCCATCAAAAAACGGTTTCTACTATTCTGAAGCAAACGCATTTGATAACCTGACCAATCTTTCATTAAGATACATCCACGACCTTCACGATGGCATGACAGAAACCATGTTTCTGATTGAGGTGTTAAATAAGCATATCAATAAAATTGATGGCGGTTTTTACTCTAGTCTCGACCGGGTTAAGCATGGTTATAAAGGCTCATTCAATTATTCGTTCCTGGATAGCCTCGATTTCGATTTTTCCAAAATCAAATCTTTAGATAGCCGCCAAGATAAAGACTGTATTGATAACTTACCGCTCGATATAGGTATGGACTTTGGGGTGCACATAAATTGGCTTGTTGTTGCACAGGAGCTGAAGTCAATCAATCGTATTAACTTCATTAAGAATTTCTATGTTAAAGCTCCCAAAATAGTTGACCATGTTGTACTTGAATTCTGCGAATATTATAAGTACCACAAAAAGAAAGAGGTTAACTTATGGCCTGATGCACAAGGCAATAGTAAGCAAATCAATTCTACCCAAGCTTTGACAGACCAAGTGGTAAAGATATTGCGTGATAACGGCTGGATAGTTCACGTTAAAAATAGAGGTAAGAAAAACCCAAGTCATAACGATAAGTATCTTCTATGGGCTCTCTTGTTGCTAAGGAGAGATAAGATATTTCCGGAAGTAGGTTTCAACCTGATTAACTGTAAAGAACTAATGGTATCAATGGAGTTAGCACCAGCTATTGATGATGGAAGAGCAGGAATAAGAAAGAACAAATCTTCAGAGAAACTATTCAAACAAAATCGAGAGGAAGCAACTGACGGAAGCGATGCAGCTGACCAGATAGTATTTGGCAAGTATGCAAATCTGTTGAAGTATAAGCGAGCGTTGCCATTTCTTACTAATCTATAGGGCGCATACCTTCGGTACCGGGCTTTACGCGCTACACGGTAGCTTGCTTCAATCCCTTGCGCACGCTCACCATTCAACACATACGATGCATTGAAAGGTGAGCTATCAGTAGATGAGTGTTTAGCTACGCACACACACATCTTTGTGGGGCATTAAGTCTCGGATTCTCTGCACTCATATGTTCACACGCCTTCGGCAACGCTCACACATTCATTCGTTCACACTCGACACAATGCCCCACTTACATAGGAGTGAACACTTGTACCAAGAGTTCACCACATAGGAGTGCCTATGTGTACCCATGCTCAAGCATCCCACACATAGGGGCGCAGCCCGCAGGGCTGCCGTTTCATATTTCGCAAAAACGGCTAGGGAATTCCATTTTTTTGGATAGGCACCGCGGTGGGTAGTAGACTCTTGGTTGCAACCTTTTTTCAAAAAGGTGCAGCCAAAAAGCTAAATGCCAAATAATTGCAATGCAATCATTTGCAGTTGTATTGTGTTGATTTACATATATTTATAATCATTTGTTAATCAGAGTATTAAATTTATTAATATGCTTAAAAAATAACTGTAAGTACTTGTATATTATAATGTTATCGCTATCTTTACAATGCCGTTAATTATTTAACAAAATGACAACAAAAAACACAGGCTCTGCAGCTCAAGGAGTTGCAACCAAAACAGAAACGAAAAACGCACAAGTTGAAAAAAGCACAACAGCCATTTCTCCAGATGGTGGAGCAGTTGAAACAAAAGCGGAAAAATCCAAAACCCAAGTTTTGACAGTTGCCGACCGTATCGCAAGAAACGAGCAACTTAACAGCCTTGTAGACAAACACACAACGTACAAGGAAACTCAGCAGAAAATTGAAAGCTTCGCCATTGGTAGCGATGAACACAGCCAAAGCCTACAACTGAAGGACAGTAAAGGCAACACGTTTACAACCGCTCACCCTGCTATTTTAAAGCCTGTACTCGCTTTGATTCGTGAACAGGTACGCCAACAGGTTGGAGTAATCGAGAATGAAATATTAGAATTTATCATCTAAACAGCTATACAGCACAACAGCCCGAAAGCTTTCGCAATCGGGCTGTAAATGTGTTGTTTTTAATGCCGTTAAAAACTAACAAGGAGACAAAAATATGAATAATAGAGCATTTTTAAACAAGCCCCTGCAAAATGACAATATATATGTTAATTCAGAGGTGCAGCCACTTGCAATTATAACCGGGATGCAGACCAGGAAAGGACTTGAAAAAGCCGTTATTAGTGCCGGTACATTGGTAAATGTGGTTTCTAAAAGTTACGCCCATTTGCCGAATGAAAATTTCTTTCTTCATGCTGAAGAAGCTTTGATTAACTCTGAGATAAACTATAAAACACGCAGCATTAACCGAGAGAACCGCAGTTTTGCAGTTGACTACATTTTGGAGGATGAAAATTTTACCGTGAATGTGAAGAACGGACAAGACAAAATAAAGCCGATGCTACGCTTTACAAATTCTTATGATGGTAGCTGTAAAACTTCGGGCAGGTTTGGTTTTTATCGTGAGGTGTGCAGCAATGGTTTGCACGTTGCCCATGCTGAAATTGGCTTTAGCATCAAACACAGGGGTGATATGTTGCGTGTGGTAATCCCTGAAATCAGGGCACTGGTCAATAAGTTTATGGATAATGAATATTATACGCTAACCCGAAAATTTGAGCGCATGAGCGAAACGCAAATACACGACATCCCCGAAATTGTGAAAGGGATAGCAGAGCAGAGCAAACTTTTTAAGTTTGAAAAATCGGATTTAAACCCCGACCCCTCGTTAAATGCTCAACTCGTTATGCAGGTTATTGAGCGAGAGCAGGCACTTCTTAACGAAGTGCCAAACAAATGGCTTGTATATAATGCATTCAATGAACTGATACACGGTAAATTGAAAATGACATTTGAGGCACAGCGCAAAGCAGACTCACAAATCTTGCAACTGGTCGAAGCTTACTAAAATTTTATAGGCTTCCATATCGCAGGGCTATCCGTTTATACACGGGTAGCCCTTTTTTGTCGCGGCAACTTTCTTTTGAAAAGAAAGTTGCTCAAAGAAATTGAGTGGCTAAAATGAGCGCAGGGGCGCGGGTTTTTGTTGTCCTTTATTACCACGATTTCCATACCGAAATTCGCTATTGATGGTTCAATCTATAGTGGAATTAAAACAAGTGTTATCAGACATGGAGCGTCTTGACAGATATGGCAAGCCTACTGCTTTTGATATTGTTTTTAAAACAGCGAATGACAAGCTTAACACAGGTGGCGATACCATTAAACTAAAAGGGGTGCGATTGGCTTTTGTTACCAAAACTGGCAACAGAACGCTAAACCCTAAAAACAAAGTTGCCCAGAACGATGCATTGTTAAAACAAGGCCGTGCTCCACAGCACGTTAAGAATGGTACCATAAACATGGTAGATGAATCGGGTAACGTAACTAAATGCCATATATGGCTTATAGATCAATTTAACGGCAAAACTGTAAAGTGGCATATTCATGGATGAGAAAAATAAAGTAGTACGCGTAGGTGAATCAACCACCTTTTTTACTTCCGGTGCTCCGGCTGTTTATTCTACCAATGCGATAAAAAATGGTGGTACCAAATCTGTTCCTGAGGATGCTAAAAAATCAAAAGATTTGTGGGATCCTGAAATGGCTACCAACACGCAAGATTGGATTCCTTGGGGCGATAATGATAATTTTGTTGACCAGTTATTAGCAAAATTATCTCTGCTTGGTGTTGGCCGCTCTGCACTTTCGACCAATGCTGATTTACACTACGGCCTTGGGGTTAAGTGGTGGAAGGATGAATACACAGAAGCTGGCAAACGAGTTTCCAAACTGATAAAGTTTGATGATTGGGTGAGGTTAGAGCGTGATGAGAATATAGAAATAGAGATAGCTCAAGCGGTAGATAGTTGCGAACATTTTTATATCGCTTTCGTTCAATTTATGTGGAACAAAGGCAAAACTCAGATTAACTGGGTGCGCACCTTAAACACTCCATTTGTGCGCCTACACAAGCAAAAGCCTGATGGCTCTATCAATAAAATTCGCTACTCGGCTAAGTACCCAGAAACGCCCATGGCAAATGAATATCAAGATATTGATATTTATTCTTTTTATCACAAAGGCGTAGATCCGCGCGAGTTCGACACCTTTGTTATGCCCATTACATACGGCTCTTGGGGTAAACTCTTTTATCCGGAGCCTGATTATTATGCTGTATTCCGTAATAAGTGGGTTGACATTGCTATTGGCGTTCCTGCCCTTATCAATGCCATATATGAAAACTTTGCAACGCTCAAGTATCATATCAAAATCCCCAAGGAGTATTTCTTCTCTAAATACAAAGACTGGGATCAAAGAACCGAAGAGCAACAGATTTCAATTTTCGAGGAAGAGCAAACCAAAATGAACAGTTTCCTTACTGGGAAAGAAAATGCCGGCAAAGCTTTTATCACCATCTACAGTATAGATGAAAACGGACAAGAGATACCAGGATGGGTAATTGAGCCAATCAAAAACTATTTGGAAGCCACAGCCGAGCTGCCTAACAACTCAGCTGCCAATAGCGAAATACTTTTTGCTATGTCGCTAGATCCTTCGTTGCTTGGTTTTGGCATACCAGGTGGTAAAGATTTGAGTGGAAGTGGTAGCGATAAACGCCAAGCCCGCAGCAACAAAGTAGCCAATCTGAAACGCGAGAGATTGGTAACACTCCAAATTGCCAAGATGATTGGGAAGCTAAATGGTTACTACACACAGGAACCAGAAGCCTATCCTGATTACATGAGTAGTGATACATCACAAACGCTGGACGAAAACCCAACCGGCAGCCAAACAATAAAACAATGATCATTACCACTACAGAAGAACTAAAACTGGCATTTAGCGCCCCCAATGTGAATAATGACATTGCGGGTATTTATTCTTATTTAAAGCAAGCTGAATCATTCATCATGCCCTATATCAGCCGCGACCAATGGGATGCGTTGGTTGCATATTATGATGATGGGAATACACCAGCTGAGCCGAATGAGTTGCTAGACAAATTGCTAGCAGCAGCACGCATAGCATTGGTGCATTATGCCTATTACCTCTATGCTGATGATGGTGATATGAATATCAGCGACAAAGGTTTTACCCGCTTTGAAACCGCTGATGAAAAAACACCTTACGCCACACAGATGCGCAGGTTCAAACGTGCACGTTTGCGTGATGCATGGAATGGCATTCATGAAATGTTGATGCTGCTTAATGCTAACAAGGAGGAATTTGAGGAATGGGCAACAAGTGCAGAATATGTAGAGATGAAACTATCCTTGATTTGGAATGTGAACCAATTTAGTAGGTACCGCAAGATTGAAGGAATGCGTACATTGAATGCCATTGGTCCATCGTTGCGCAACATTCAGGAAGATATCATCAAAGAAAATATTGGTGAAGATTTATATCTCGAATTGCTGGATGAATGTTTTGAAGATGATTACAGCGCAGACAACGATAAGATTTTACCATTTATCTACAAAGCTATTGCGCACCTGTCTATTGCCAATTGTATTGACGAAAATATCATTGAGTTTAACGAAAACGGTGCAAGTCTCATATCATTTGAAGGAGCAACAACCGGAGCAGGTGATAAACAAAATCCGGCAGATTCATCAACTCTGAAATACATGAAGGATGAGGCATTGAAAAAAGGGCAAGCAGCGGTGAAGCAATTGCGTGATTACCTCAATGCAAATGCTTCTGCAGAAAAGTATAATGCCTACTTCGAATCGGATTTATACCAGGATCCGAATGATACGAGCATTTCGAAAACATTTACCAATAAATCAGGAGGAACTTTTTTTGGCGTATGATGAAATTTAGTCACTTGGAGCTTTTCATTGGCTCGTGGATATTTACAATTATTGGTTTGGCCGCGAAAGTAGTGCCATTACTACAGGTTGTTTCTCTATCGCTAGCTATTTACTTAACCATTTTGGGGATCATAAAAATTCAAAAAGAGCAAAAATGAAACAAGTATTTATTAATATCTACAACTCGTACTTTAACAATCGTGATGGCTTTAGCGCACGTAAGTTAACCGCATTTGCTTTAACTGTTTGCGTGTTTTATCTGCACTACAAATACGTAGATACTACCAACGCACACGATTTTCTGGTAGCCGACCTGTGTGCCATCATGTTATTGCTTGGCATCGTAACCGCACAAAATATTATCGAACTTAAAAACGGAGTAAAACCAAATGAACAACCAACGAATTAAACTGAGCGACAACTTCAATTTGGATGAATTTGTAAGCCGCGAATTTTATACCGGATTAGAGCGAATGGTAAACATTGCTCAATTCATCCGAAACAAAACTGGGCAATCTGTTACCATCAACAATTGGTGGCATAAAGGGCAGTTCAATAATCGTGGCCACCGAATGCCAAATACAACCGTTGGCAGCCCAACAAGTGAGCACAGGGTGATGAATGCTGCTGATTTTAATATTGGCACAATGACTGGTGCGCAAATG